CGTTAATGGTGCTGAGATTGTATTCTACAACTCTGCTACATAATTAACTAATTTATAAATCTAAGGGAGTGATGAGCTCCCTTTACTTAAAACATATTTTATGAGCTGTGAAGCATTAATTTCAATAGAGAAGCCGTGTGATTCAAATACGGGAGGAATAAGAACAGTATGGATAGCACCACAAGAGGATGTAGTTTTAGTTGAGCCAGCTGCTAACACTTGGATAGTTGAAACTATTACATCAATAACTCCTAATTGTGCTGTCTATGCAATCAATAGAAATACAGGTAACTATACAGAAGAGACTGCTCAAGATTTATTGAGTGGATCTACAGTAGTTACTCAGACTATTACTCTAATGTTTAACCGTAGAGACAAAGAAAAGTCAGAGGCTATCAGTGTACTTGGATCAGGACAGCAGTACTTAGCAGTATTTGTATTAGATGCAAATGGTAAATATTGGTACTTTGAGAATGCACAACTTACTGCTACAGGTGAGGGATCAGGTACAGCAAGAGCTGATGGATCTAAATATTCTATCACACTATTATCTGAGTCAGATCATTTGGCTTATGAAGTAGATAGTGATCAAATTGTAGGCAATGGTGAGTTTCCATTACCTACTCAAGCATAACCTTAACACCCTAATAATTAAAGCTCTGCATATTGTAGAGCTTTTTTTTTAAACATTTTTTGACCTTAGTATAATATAGTTATATGATATACATTAAAAAAGATGAGGTCAATCAGATTATCCTTACACTCACTGAGGTAAGTACACTGCCTACTCCTTATTATTTATTTGTTTTTCAGAATGAAATGGACAAGCTGTCTGCACCTATTACATTCTACACTGCTGATCTATCAGCTTATCCTGAAAGATTCAATCAGTTTGAGCTAGATGAGCCTGTAGATTTGGAACTAGTAAAAGGACAGTATACATATAGTATCTATGAGTCAACTATCACACCTCCAACTATTGCTAACTCTACAGGGTTTGTGATTGAAGAGGGCAGGATGGTAGTAAGTGGACCAATAGTATCATCAATTTATGAGTAATTATGGCATTAAAAGATTTTTTTAAAACAGTAAAGCATGAAATAGTAGAGGGATATCAGTCATTCTCTACTCCATTCCTAAAGGTGGGAGGTGCAAATCTAACTCTACCCTATGTAAATGGTAGGAATCAGACTAATGGTTACATCCCCTTTGGGCAGGATAATCTGTATCCAGAACTGATTAATCAAATTTTCTATTCTAGTCCACTGCATGGCTCAATAGTGGGGTATAAAGTGAATGCAGCTGTAGGTGGTGGATTTAATATAGTAGCAGATAGACTAACACCTCAAGATAAGCTAGAGCTATACACATTAGAGAGAAAATTAAACATAAAAAAGGTAGTACCTGCAGTAACTCAGCAACTGATACTGCATAATAGAGTATATTTCAAGTTATGTTTTGATGATAAGATGAAGCTCACAAAAATTGTCAATCTATCACCTGAGAAACTTAGAGTAAACTTAGACCGTAAGAGATATTATATTTGTGATGATTGGGCTAGTAGGATTGGAGTCCAGGAGATAAGGAGATATACTCCTACCTCTAGAGATTATGAGCAGTTATTTGTATATGAGGTAGATAGCATAGGTCAGGATTTCTATCCATTACCTTCTTATACCTCTTCTTTAAATTATGCATTTTTGAGTGGCGAGCTTTCATACTTTGCTAAAAGTAATATACAAAATTCAATCTTTCCATCCTTTGCTATGATGTTTCCTAAAAAACCTCAGTCTGAGGAGGAGAAAAACATGATAAGAAATACCCTCGACAGGCTTAAAGGAGCGGCAAATGCTGGGAAAGCTGTAGCTTTTTTTTCAAATAATTCAGAGCAAATGCCTAAGATTGAGGCTTTACCAAATAATAATAATGATGGTCTATTTCAAGAGGCATCACAGCTGAATACTGAGCAGATTTGTTTCTCTCACACCATTGATCCTATACTTATGGGAATCCGTACTACAGGATCATTAGGTAATGGCTCAGATATTAAGCAGGCTTATATCATATTTGAGAAAAATGTAGTAATGCCATTGAGAGATATGGTAGCTGATATCTTTAATGAGCTGTTATTCATAGCTAAGATAGATGCAGATTTCACTATTAATAACTATCAGATTATAAATGAGGCAATAGTAGAGCTTGAGGGAGATACCTCTAAGACTAATGATGCACTTAATACATTGAATCCTGCAGTAGCTGCTAAAGTCCTAGAAAATATGTCTAAGAATGAAATTAGAGCCTTAGCATCTTTACCTCCATTGAATGATACACCAACACCAACAATCTGATGCTATACTTTATAACAGAAACTTATCTAAAGAATAACACACCCATCACCGCTAATGTAGATGTGAATAATGTTACTCCTTACCTAGCTACTCAAGCTCAGCTGAGAATTATGCCTATCTTAGGTACTACATTCTATAATGACTTGCTAACTAAGTACAATGCTCAGACATTAGATCCTGATGAAGAGACATTAGTAACATTCATACAGCCTATTATAGCATGGAGAGCAGCAGAAGATGCTGTCTTTGGTCTATCTCTACAGCTAAAGAATAAAGGATTGCAATCTCAATTCGGAGATAACAGCTCATCAGTAGATAGAGGTACTATAGCATTCAGTATGGAACACTATGCACAAAAAGCTGCATTCTTTGAGCAGAGATTGATAAGATACTTGCTTAAGAACAGAGCTTTGTATCCAATATTCACAGGTACAACTAACCGAGATACTGACCTTAGACCTATGATTGATGGCTGTAGCTGTCTATCTAATGGATTACTAGAGTGCAATGGTCTATGTGGAGGTGCAGGAAATAATGGTTATAACAATTCAATCTTAATAATATGAAGCACTCAGGAGTCTTATCAATTATAGTATTCAGTACAGGATACTTAACAGGCATAGCATTAGTATGTGAGCCTGCTATATATCTTAAGTTAGCAGGAGCTACAGTGATAGGATATCTAAGTTTTATTCTAGCATTACAATGGGAGGGAAACGAATGAAAGCACAACTATCACTATTACTAATATCAATACAATCCAAACTTTTGACTCTTATCTCTATATGCTTTGCATTCTTTTTACCAATAAGTGGGATACTGCTAATGATTGGAGTATTAATAATTATAGATACTTTAACAGGTATTTGGAAAGCTAATAAGTTAAAAGAGAAAATAAGTAGTAGAAAGTTATCAGCTATCATTAGCAAGTTAGCACTTTATGAAGTTACTGTGATAATGTTCTTTTTGATAGACCAATTCATACTAAATGATATCATACTAACTTTTTTTAGTGTACCATTTATGCTTACCAAAATTGTAGCATTGGTCCTAGCTTCTATAGAGGTGATGTCTATCAATGAGAACTACAAAGTAGTCAAAGGTATAGACTTATGGCAATCAATGAAGCTATTATTTGCTAGAGCTAAGGATATTAAAGAGGACCTAAACAAACTGAAATGACTAGATGGGAACTTACATCTAAATATGGTACTGCTAATGTAACAGGTGCAGGATATTTAGTAAAGATTAAGCTACCTTATCCTATGCGTATAGCTTGGGACTTGGACAGCTCAGTAAATACTATGATGTGCCATAAGTTAGTGGCTTCTAATTTTACAGCTGTATTCTGTGAGCTATTATCTGAGTATGGCTATGATAAGATTAAGGAGTTAGGGATAGATTTATTTGGTGGATGCTTCAACTATAGAAAGATGAGGGGAGGTACAGCACTATCCATGCATTCATGGGGTATAGCAATAGACTTAGATCCTGCTAGAAATCTACTCAAAGAATCAGCGAAAACTGCAAGATTTGCAAGACCTGAGTATAAGGCAATGATAGATATATTCTATAAGCATGGCTTTATATCTTTGGGTAGAGAGAAGAACTACGATTGGATGCACTTTGAAATAAAAGAATGATGAGATACTTAGCTATAATCTTACTACTCAGCAGCTGCTCTGCACAATACCATCTTAATAAAGCAATTAAGAAAGGATATAAATGTGAAGAAACAGGAGATACTATCAGAATCACAACTTTAGATTCTATCCCTGTTATTATTCATGATAGCATAGTATGGGAG